AGCGTCAGTCCTGTGTCCGTGCCGCCAGATGTTGCTGCCGGGTTGGATGGCGTTGTACTATATTCACCGGCTTCGGTATAGACCTCAACTGTCTGCGGTACGCCGCCCGATACGGTGAGTATTTTGACAGTAGTGGCGACCGTGAATGCCCCACCAACAACTGTCACAATGTCATTTGCTGTGTAGCCAGTGCCTGCCGCACTGATAACTGCTGCTGTAGCCTCTTGAGCCTCAAAATCAATCAAGACTTCCCACGCGGTATCAAGATAGGTTAATGTAAATTTCACACCTGTGCCAGAGCCGCTCGTTGTATTTTGACTTACAGGGTTAGTCGCCGGTGTCGTATAGACTCCAGCGTCAGCAATATGAACACTGGTCACAATTCCCGTACCTGCCGCAAATGTAAAATCAATCGTACAGCCAGTGCCGGAACCGTCCGACGTAGTCGCTACTGGATTTGTCGGCTGCGAAGAACAAATACCTGGATTCTTAATGAGTATTGATGTCACTACCCCAGCCGATACGGTTAAAACTTCCAGCTCCGGAGCCACGTCATAAGTTCCAGTTGTTGGGACAAGTGAGTCTCCAATATTATAACCCGACCCACCAGCGTTAACTGCCGCAACCGTGATGTAGTCACCACTGCCAACAGACAGCACTTTAAGCTCAGGCTCATGGGCTTTTACACCACCGGCCAATGTGATGGTATCATGCACAGCATAGCCAGTACCACCATTATATACATCGGCTACGGAGATATGATCATCTTTAACCAAGTTCTTTAACTGATCCAAGAAGTCTTGATACTCTGTCGCTGTTCCCTTAAAGAACGCCATTAGCTTCTCCCACTTTTGTAGGTTCTGATTTCGTTTCTAATAACTCGTTTACCCTCTGCACTCTGCATCGCAGCGATTGCTTCTTCCTCACTCGCTACGTTGATGATCGTCACCGCACCCTCCTGGGCAGGCGGCTGAATAATTGGTGCCGGTGTTATATGCCCAGGTTGTGCCGGTTGGAATATTTCAGGTCTGCGTTCGCCAACCATGTACTGCATACCTGGAGAGACCGTACCACCAAGGGCTCTTGGGACTGCTGGGGTGCCGGTATTTGGTGTCACGCCGAAAGCACCAGCTATTGAACTCATCATTCCACCGCCGCCGCCAGCCATGCTTGTAAGTAATCCCATAATAGCTTGTCTGGTTAGGAGCCGAGTCAAATCTGCAAGCATCGAATCTACAAGACCTTTGAAGTCGACCTTACCCGTGGTGACAAAGGACACCAAAGCATCTTCCATATTCTTAAAGGCGTTAGTAATTGTTTTCTCTGCTAATTCGGCGAAGTTGCTTATCTCCAGGCCCAAAGTGAGGAAGCCACGTTGGAAACCTGTCTTAACGTCGGTGGCAGTCTTCATTGACTCCAACCTCAACTGAGCCATTTTTCTGGTATATTGTTCAAAATTAATAAGCTGTTTATCTTCTGTGCGTGAGGATACCATCTGCCAAATATCATCAAGTTGTTCCATCTCACCAATCAATCGACCTATGTCACCAGTCATCTCTTTGATGAGCTGACTCTGAACAGGCGTCGGAGACCATTTTGTAAAATCCTCTGTAGCTGGGGCGTCACCACCACGAGCTGCTGCCGCTGCCTTCGCTCTACCAATGATGGATTTAACTCCAGCACCAATGACATCGGACATAGCGAAACCACGACCGAACGCATCACCTATCGATTCACCGGCCTGCTCTACTTTGAATTTGGCTCCGGAGAGTGAGTCCTCACTTGCGGCGGCTCTAAGATTCTTATCTAAAATATCGGAGAAGCCTTTGAATCCCTGGGTGGCCGCATTCTTAAATGATAACGCTGCTTGATCAGCATATTCTTTCGCCTTCCCAGCATTACCGGCCAGTAATTGCTCGGACGCACCGGCAAGTGAACCCATCCCTGTCCTAATATTCAACGCAAAGATTTGGATCATATCGCCTATACTTGCGAGCACTGCTACAATATAGTCAGCGATGGTTTCAATTCCACTAAGTATCGCATTCCAGGCATGTTTGGCATAATTGGGAATATCCTTAAATACCTTCTTAATGACTTCACCGGCACCAACAAAAAGGCCAAGAAATTTGTCGATGAATCTTGCACCATCTACCAAGACATTCTCAAGCGTCACCGAAAACTCTGTCTCGATACTTTTACCATCAAATAAACTTGCAATGCCGTCCCGCAAAAATTTGTATGTTGTCTTAGCATTTTCGCCGAGGGCTTTCATTGTATCAGCCAAGGTCGCGTTCGAGTCGGAAGCAATTTTAATCTTGTCCGAGTAAATTACCAATGCAGTGCCCGCCAGAAGAAGAGCTGTTGCCAACGGATGAACTTTGAGTACCTCAAGACTGAATAATCTCATCTGAGCAATAATTAGAATCAGGTTCTTCAAATAGATCGTGCCCAAGACTGTGCCGGCAATCATCGCAAATCGGCCAAATGTTTCCATGTGATCTGCCACCCAAAGAAGGGCACCGGCAAAATTACTGGTGAATTGAATGCCTTGATCTATGTCACCAACAAATTTAAGAATAGCTGATCTCAAAACTGTTATACCCTGGTCGATTGTTGGAATACGTTTCTCAAATCGCGTCCGCAAACTTTCTTCGGCCGTTTCAAAAGCCTTGATAATTTCTTTGGCCGTGATTCGACCCTGAAAACCAAGCTCTCGAAGCTCACCACGAGTGACATTAAAATGTGCCGAAATAACATCTGTCACTACAGGCAACTGTTCAAGAATAGCACGAAGTTCATCACCGCGTAATGCGTTTGATGCAAGTGCCTGGGAGAACTGAACCATACCCCACTGAGCTTCGCGGGCGGTAACACCTGATAGAATAATTGCATGATTCAACTGCTTTGCGAATCTAAGAACGTCTTTATATTGTAAACCCAATTGCTTTGTGTTGATTGCAACACGGGCATACATGTCGATATTTGCTTCCATTGAGGTACGAGTCTCTCGACTCATGGTAAAGACACCTTCCATCGCCGCATTCAACTCCCAGGTGCTTTCTGTTACAACCCTAAGTCTATTGAGCATATTCGCGTAAGCATCTGCGAGCATAATGGTGTCACGTAGTACCCTCGCAGAAACGAGTCCGGCGAGGATTCCCTTCAACCTATCCATCTGATCCGCAGTTGCGTCACCGGCTTTGCCAACACCTTCGATATTACGTTTGACAACGCGGGCACCGTTTTCACGAATTTCAATTAGCAGTAGTTCTTTTTTATCTGCCACGGAGTAACCTACCTTTTCTCAGGATAGCTCGTGCTGCGGCAATAGCAAACGTAGTCATGCCTGCACGAGCTTGTCCGGATGCTCCTTCATCAAGATCGTTGATATAGCCAACTGGATTAGCGATGAAGATGTTTCCTTTTCCGATCTTCCATACTTTAATTTTATTTGCCGCATCTACTAATGCTTTGGTAGATGCGATTTGTCGATTCGTCTCAACCTTTTCCGTATCCGGGCCTTCGATCTGACTCGCTTTCGGAGTACCGAATGAGAGCTTCCAATTGATTCGAGCACGTCCAGTATCTACCGGAGTACGTAGCACGAGCTCATTCGTAGCCGCCATAGCAGCTTTGCGAATTGTCTTAGAGGCATTATGCACAAGCACATCGCCAATTGCATTTATTCGACTTCCAAAGTTTCGTGCCATATACGCTCATTATACCCGATATTATCGGCGAAATCAAGCTTTATCTTTATTTTTTCGAGACATATAATCTAAAAAAGCTTTATCCATCATTCTGATATGATAGTGTAAATCCTCAGCTTCTTCTTCACTCAAATCCAATCTGTCAGCGTAGTCATCAATGGCCCAAGACGGTATTGGCCCAGCCGACCAACCTGTACTGCGGCAAGTGTTTAGCTCAGTGAACGCACCAAAATATAGCTCCAGACCAACAAATAGGTCTGGAGCGTTCTGTATGCGTTCAGGTAATGCCTTCCTGCGGAAGTAGCATTCTCGGATCATTCGTTGTTCTACCTGACCCATCTCCAAGTAGTAGAGTAGGCAGTCAATCAGTTTTTTGAGTCTTCCTCATTGATCTCGGCTCGGAAATACGAAATTGTGTCCGATGCTTTCTGAATGTCCTGGAACAAATTAGGCTGTGCCCGGAGCACGGCTTCGACGTTGTCTTTGTTGAAATCCAGCAGTGTTTCAGCGTCGGCGTCGTCATGGGTGATAAGGTCTTTAGTGAACCCCTTCCAGCCGGTAATGATCGCCGCAGCGTATGCCTTGATGAAAATGTTTTTCAAAACATCTTCGTCCACAGAATCGGTCTGAATTGCTCTGCGATGCGGCTTGGCGAGTCGCTGCATAACCTTGGCGAAGTGTTTATTGCTGCCGCCAGCACGGGCAACTCTTACCTCGACGTCGGGGGCGTACTCGATCCATATACCCTCACGTTCCACCGCAGTGTCTGTCTCAAACATTTTACGAAGTGCATTTCTACTCATAGTCAGGCTCTCCAGTACAAAAATTGGGTCCGGGACGTCCCCGGACCCGTCATTAATTTCTTTGCTTATGCAGCCGCCGCATCGGGCAGATAATCCCAGAAGCACATCAGTATTGTATGTGTGTAGCC